GCTGCTGCCGACCGTGGTGAAGGTCGCCGGCTACGTGAAGTCTGCCGCCAGCGCCATGCGCGGATGGGCGCAGGAGAACCCGGTGCTCGCCAAGGGCCTGATGATCTTTCTCGGCGTCGGCGCCGGCCTCCTCGTCCTGCTCGGCGGTATGGCATTGGCCTTCGCCGCGCTCACCGCCGCCGCCGCGCCGCTGGGCATCGCGCTCACGCCGCTGCTGCTGATCGTTGCGGCCATCGCCGCCGTCGCCGCTGCCGCCTACCTGATCTACGCGAACTGGGGGGCAATCACGGCGTGGTTCGGTAGCCTGTGGGCGGGCATCAAGGCGATGTTCTCCAGCGCGCTGGACTTCATCATTCAGGCCTTCCTCGCCTTCACCCCGCTCGGGCTGCTGATCCAGGCCTTCGCGCCGGCGCTGGCCTTCCTGCGCGGTCTCGACTTCGCCGCGATCGGCCGCAACCTCATCCAGGGCCTGATCAACGGTGTGGTCGGCAAGCTCGCAGCGCTCAAGTCGACGATCGTCGGTGCCGCCAGTTCGGTGGCCAGCTGGTTTAAAGAGAAGCTCGGCATCCACTCGCCCTCGCGCGTCTTCGCCGGGCTTGGCGGCTTCGTCATGGCCGGGCTCGATCAGGGCCTCGCGGCCAACACATCGGGCCCGCTCTCGCGAATCACCGATCTGTCAGGCCAGATGACCCGCGCACTGGCGGTCGGCGCTGGGGGCGTGGCTATCGCGGCTGCTACGCCGTCGGCGGCATCGAGCGGCGCCGGCAGGGCGTCTGCTGCAGCTGCCACCGGCGCCCCGGCGACCTACAACCTGCACTTCCACGGCATCACTGGCGATCCGCAGGACATCGCCGACGCCGTCCGCCGCGCGCTGGAGCAGATCGAGCGTGAACGCCGTGGGCGCGGCTTCGGCGACGGCGACAACTGAGGGGAACTCCTATGCACCTGATGGCCCTCGGCATGTTCCTATTCGAACTCGGCACGCTGCCGTTCGAGGAACTGCAGCACAAGATGGACTGGCGCCACGCCCGCGCGCCGCGCATCGGCGCCCGCGACGCCAACCAGTACGTCGGCCCCGGCGACGAGACGGTCAGCCTGTCCGGCGCGGTCTATACCGAACTGTCCGATGGTATCGTGTCGCTCGAAGACCTGCGGGCCATGGCCAATCAGGGCGAAGCATGGCCGCTCGTGGCCGGCAGCGGCCGGGTCTACGGAAACTTCGTCATCACCGCGATCGACGAACGGCAGGTCTACCTGATGTCTGACGGTACGCCGCGCCGGATCGACTTCGCCATCGACCTGCTCGGCGTCGATGATCCCGCTGCCGTCACCAGCGCGCCGGCCGCGCCATGAGTTACGCCGTCAACAACATCGCCGACTGGCGCGTCACCATGGACGGCGTCGATCTGTCCGATCGCATCCGCCCCCGGCTTGTCTCCCTCACCCTCTCTGAAAAGCGCGGCGACGAGGCCGATCAGCTGGATATCGTCCTGAGCGATCACGACGGCATGCTGGCAATCCCGCCCGAGGGCGCAGTATTGCGCCTGCAGCTGGGCTGGCTGCAGGGCCGCGACGTGACGCCGGGGCTGATCGACAAGGGCAGCTTCAAGGTGGACGATGTCAGCCACAGCGGCCCACCCGACCAGATCACCATCCGCGCCCGCGCCGCAGACTTCACCGGCGAGATCCGCAACCGCCGGGCGCACAGCTGGAACAACACGACCCTCGGCGCCGTGCTCCAGGACGTCGCTGGCCGCAATGGCCTTACCGCTCGCATTGCGCCTGCTCTGGCATCGATCGCGGTACCCACGGTCACTCAGAGCCGCGAGAGCGACATCGCGTTCCTGCGCCGCCTCGGGCGGGAAAATGATGCTGTCGCGACGATCAAGGACAAGCACCTGATCTTTGCGCCGAAGGGCGCCGGGCAGACCAGCACCGGCGTCGCGCTCCCCGGCCTCACTATTCAGCGCCGCGCCGGCGACCGGCATAGCTGGCAGCGCCAGAAGCGGGACGGGCAAGAAGGCGTGACCGCCGTCTGGCGCGACAAGAAGGCCGCGAAGCATAAGCCGGTGACCATCGGCAAGGCCGAGGGCGCCAAGAAGCTGCGCAAGGTGTATTCGGACGAAGCTTCGGCAAAGCGCGCGGCGGCGGCGGAAACCGCCCGCCTGACGCGCGCACCTGCTACGTTTGACATGACGCTCGCGCTCGGCCGACCCGATGCCTACCCTGAAGCTCGCGCCGAGGTGGCAGGCTTCAAGCCGGCAATCGACGGCACGACGTGGCTGGTTTCTGAGGTGACCCACCGCCTGGACAAGGGCGGCGGGTTCCGGACCGACCTTAGGATGGAACTCGCGCCCGTCTAATACCGGCATTGGCTGCGCCAATGCCGTTTGCTATGATCCGCCGATGCAGATCCCAGACGATCAAGAATGCCTACGCATCGCGTTGGAACAGATCGCGGAACACGGCGATGAAGTCGGCATTGTGCTGAATGCGCAAATTGAGGCGCTGCAAAGGACAGATCGTGTCGAGGAACTCGCCAAGTGGCTGCTTATCCGAAACACAGTTGGCTTTATTTTAGATAACGGCTTGACCAAGCACTGAGCGACGGCGTTCGCTGGTTTTGTTACCTGTTCTTGAGCGATATGATGAGCACCAGCGTGCCCGCGAGCAGCAAACCAAAGGCTAGCGGGATCAGCATCATGCTTGCGTCAGTCGTCCGGCCAAATCTCGTCCGGATAAAAATCCGGCTCAGGATCGGGCGCCGGCGCATCAGGTTCATCGGGTTCGGCGAACTAGGTTTCAGAACCTGCGCCTGATACCTATGTTCCACGAAGCACTCTTATGGCGTCTTTTGGCCGTTAGGCGACTGTCCGGTTCAGAGATGGAATACGGGGATAGCTGACACTCACACTGCGGCAGCTGGCGACCCAGCATATGCCGTTCGGCCAAGAGCCGCGAAGGGCAGCTCTTGGCCCAGAAGCTGCCGATCAAGCGATGTTGAACGAACCTCTGGCAAGCGTCCATTTCCGCTAGCCATCAAGGCTGCGCCAATTCCCAGATCAGCGCTGCAAACAACTTGGTTGTCCCGCTGCGTTTGTAGTCGTGCGTCATGGTCGCGCGCCGGCCGCGCTTGAGCGGCACCCCAGGTTGTGTGCGGTCGAGCGCCTGGATCTGGCTCTTATAATCCACCGACAGAACGATCGAGTGCGCCGGCGGCGAAACGTACCCACGCGCCTTGGCGGGGACGACTGGAGTCCCGACATGACCGTCGAGGCTAAGTGGCACCGGCCCGGGTAGAAGCGCGTCTGCTGCGCTCCGCTACCGCTCGAGCCTGACACGCAGACGCCGGGCGCGCTCCCGGAATGCATCCGCTCCACCCTCCAGGATTTCGCACACGCTGGTCCTGATTTGCTCGTCCTCAAGTCCGCCGGCCACATAACTGATCATCGGGAGGCCCCCGCCGCCGTGAGGCCCGGCATCTGCGAGGATGATCTGATCCGCATCGGTGTTGATGACCAGATTGGCGTTATGAGTAACCATGATGATCTGGCGCTTCGATTTCGCCGCGATGAAGAGTGAGACGAGCTCGTCGAAGACCGACTTCGGATCGAGATTCTCCTCCGGCTGGTCGATGATCAGCGGGCGGTCGTCGGCATCATCGAGCGCAAGGTAGAGCAGCAGAAGAACGATCCCGCGCGTGCCCGGCGACAGCTTCCGGATGTCGACCCCGTCATAGGCGATCTCGTACCGCACCGAGATGTGGTCGGTGCCAAACAGCCAGTGGGTAAACCGCTTGGACCAAACGCGGAAATCGGCCTGCTGGGTCGGAGCGAAGGGGGCATGCGCGAGCAGGTCCCTCTGGTAGTTCGCAATGAAGGCGGCCATCGCGGCCTGGACGTCTGCCGCCGAGCCATTCTCCCATACGGGGCGGAGGTCCGAATTGGCCAGTTTGGCAAGCGATCCGCGGCCCTGAAAGGGGCCCGTCTCGCGGCGGTCGATCAGATGCTCTTCGGCGACCGTCGCCCAGGTCGATGCATCGACGACGCGCTTCACGGTGAAGCTGAGCTTTCGCAACGTACCCGAAGACGCATTCAGCCGCGCCATGAGCGGCGCATAGAGATCGGTGAGCGAAGTCTCTTCGCTGACTATGGCGTCGAACAGATGACCGTAGGACTCCTCTCGCTCGATCTGGAGCGTCTTGCGCCGTTCGCGTGCGCCCTTGGCATCTTCCAATTGCTTCTTGAGCGCCTGGAGCGCTCCATTCTCTGTGCCGATCCGCTTCGAGAGCGCCGCATATTGATTTCGAATGATGGTGTCGGCGCTGATCAGCTTTTCCAGCCGGCCCATCTCGGCCTTCAGCGTAGCGAGCGGCATGAGCGCCAGATCCACGCCATCGGCAATGAAAGGGATATTGGGCCCCGGATCCGCGGGCGCGACGCCGTTAAGCTTGGCAATCTCCCCGTCTGCCCAGGCGATATACTCGGTCAACGCCTTATCGACGTCACCCTTGTAGATCAGCAAGAAGTCATCCCATTGCTCGGCGGTAAGGCCGCTGGCGGCATGACGCGCCCGTGCTTCGCGGAGCATTTCGGGGGATTTGGCGCCGCGTGTGTTGCGGACTTCGTCCTGCATCGCCACGAAGGCGCGGCGCTGCGCGCCAAAAGCCTGCACCCTGGATGCCAGATGCTGGACGGCCTCATTGAGCGCGGTATGCCTGAGCGTCTGGGCCGGAGTTCCTGTGATCACCAACTTTGACAGATCGGCATTATAGCCTTTGATCAGCTCCTCTTTTTGCGTGATCTGAACGCCAAGTCCGACGACCAGCGCTTCTTTCTCGAGCTCCTCCGCGATCCGTTCGGACGTTGCCGCGATCGATTCGACCTCCCGCTTGCGGGCCTGCTGAAAGCGCGCAGTCCGGTGATCGCGCAGCTGTTCAAAGCTTGTGGCTCCGTCGCGCTCGTCTTGGGGATGCGCCTCGAAGATGACACGCTCCATCTCGCCGATCAGGCCTTCCGAGGCCCCTTTCGAGGAGCACAGCTCTTCGACGAACTGCTGGGAGAGATAGCGCGCGCGCGGATAGGAAAAGACGTTGTTCGCGTCGCGCCCGTCAAGATAGCGTGTCGTCGTCGTGGCGCCGCCCCATCTCAGTCTGACCTGACCAACACCGACGAGCGGCTTGGCCCTGACGAGAAAAGACGGGCTCACCTCGTCGCTGGCACCCCACACGGTTGCCGGAACGGCATCGCAGCCGGCGGCAATCATATCGGCCAGCGCCGTCTTGCCGGAGCCGCGGGCGCCGATGATCGCGACTAGGCCCGGATTAAGCGGAATCGGACCGGTCGCCACCCACGAAGCGTTGTCGAACTCGACCTGCGCAATGACCTGCGAGGGCATGGCCGTCTTGGGTGGCTCAACCCCGACAAAGGCTCGATTTTCCGGGTCGATGCACGCCTGCCGCAGCGCATCGAAGGTCAGCGCACCCTTGACCCAGGAAAAGCGATCCCCAGTTGGCTGTCCGGTCGAGGCTTGGTCATGCGCGTCGCTGCCGTGCAGGCAGGGCTTGCAGCCATCGTATCGCTCGCGAAGCTCGGCGACTGTGACACCACGTTGGCCGAGCCAGAATTCGCGTTGAGCAGGGCTGCTCGAGAAGACGACGTGCGCGAATTTCTCGATCTCCGCGCGAACGGTGGCGTCGGCGGCCTGCCGGAGGCCGGAGCTGCCGTCTCCGGCCGCACCGGCGACCCCGATCAGGATGTTCGCCTTGGCCCAGCCGCTCTCTTTGAACACCTCACGCAATTGCGCGAAATTGACTTTGAACTGAGTGGCACCGTGCGCGAGCGCCGCGCCATCATCGAGTATCGCGGGTTTGGCCTTCTTGCCCAACCGGATGAGATCGCCGCGCGTGCAATCGAACCGATCGTCGAAGGCATTGAACTGCAGGCGGGTGAGGATCCGCTTCACCTCCGCGAGGTGGTCGGGGTCTTCCGGACTGACCAGCAAATGGAGGTTCACGAACCCCGATTTTGCTGCAACATCGAGCCGAACTTCGATGTTCGGGAAAAGCAGCTGTACATCGGGGAGCCGGCCCGCGCGCTTATGCCCGAGGACGGCCTCATAGGTATCCGTCACATAATAATCGGTGACCGCGATCGCCTCGATCCTGGGGGTCAGTGTCTCGAGCGACGTCAGATAGGCTTCCCAAGGGTTCGCGCCGAACTGGTTGTTCAAGACGGTGCCCGGCGCGTGGATATGGGGTTCCCAGCGGCGCCATTCCGATCCTCGTGTCAGCATAGACCTCTCTTACCCACTCTCGCTTCTCGTTTTCGCATGTATTCAGTACGCCCATAGCCCACACAAGGGGAAGCGACCGTAACCGTAACGATTGTTGAAAAGAGGCCAATCTGGCAGGCATCTTTCCGAACACCACATCCTTGACGCCCCACTTGATGGATCGTGGCATACCGATCGGGTACGCGCTGAACGTCGGCTCCTGACAGGACCTGCCGTCTGAAAAACCCTTTGGGAACGGCAGAAAAGTCCCAATTACGGACGTTCGCGGCTGGCATATGCTAGGCAAGACAGGAGACTAGGGGTGGGTGAACTCGCAGAGGTGAAGAAGTGACAGGGAATCTTTATGCCGGATAACACATTTGAAGTAGATCATTGGCCGGGCCACCCGATTAGTTATACCACTACTCATCTGAAGATGTTTTTCAACGAGCAGTTTTTGGCTACTGGCACTGGCTTTGTTATGAAATACGCAGGGCAATATGGTCTGATAACAAACTGGCATGTTCTTTCCGGTCGAAATCCGATTACCGGCAAGTGCCTTTCTGCCCATGGGGGCATCCCGAACACGG